GTCATATTCTTCTCCATAGTTATTTTTAAACTTGATTGAATACCACCAGTTATTTTTTAACCAGTTCTTTTCTGCATAATAATCGATTCTCATTGGTGTATCAATTAGTCTTCCATAATTTGTGACATATCCTTTCATAGGCCAAGGTGTATCTTCATGAGGCGCTGGCTTTCCAAGAACTCTTTTGGGCTCATAGTAACCAAGTTTATCTCGCATCAAGTCAACTTTATGAAATTCGAATGCCTTAACATATCCATGCCTGTCAATGTTATATACGGCAATTACTCTTTCATCTTCTCGTTTTAACATTTAAAATTTCCCCTCCATATTCGGACGCACCAAGGCGCGCCCCTACTATTTTGCAATCAATAATTCTGCGATTTGCACTGCGTTGGTGGCGGCGCCTTTGCGGATATTATCGGCGACAACCCACATATTGAGGGTGCGCGGCTGCGAGAAATCGCGGCGGATGCGGCCGACGAAGGTGCTATCGGAATCGGTTGCGATGGTCGCCAGCGGGTAGATGTTATTTTCGACATCGTCATAAAGAGTGATTCCATCGCTGTTTTTAAGGAGTTCTTTAATATCTTCCACTTCAAATTTGCGAGCGAGCTCGATGTTTATGCTTTCGGAATGGGAATTCAAAATAGGCACGCGCACGGTTGTAGCCGTCACGCCGATGCTCTTATCTCCCAAGATTTTATGGGTTTCATCTATCATTTTTTGCTCTTCTTTTGTGTAGCCATTATCGAGGAAAACATCGATATGAGGCAGGCAATTATTGTAAATCGAGTGCGGCCATTTTTCGGGAGCCTCGCCCTTTGCGGTGCGCTCGAGATCGCGGACGCCTTCCACGCCGGCGCCGCTAACGGCTTGATAGGTGGAATAAATAATGCGGCGGATGCCATATTTTTTGTGCAGCGGGGCGAGGGCGACCATGGCCTGAATGGTGGAGCAATTGGGGTTGGCGATGATGCCTTTGTGCTGCGCGAGCGCCTCGGGATTTACTTCGGGGACAATGAGGGGCACGGATTCGTCCATGCGAAAATGGCTTGAATTATCGATAACCACACAGCCTTTTGCAGCAGCGATTGGAGCGAATTTGGCGCTGGTTGCACCGCCCGCTGAAAAAAGCGCAATATCGAATCCTTCATTGAAGGAGGTTTCGGTGAGCTCGCGGCAAATATATTTTTCGCCCATGAAATCAATCTCTTTGCCGGCAGAGCGCGCGGACGAGAATAGGGTATATTCACAATTCGGGAAACACTTTTCTTCCAAAACTTTTAAGAATGTGCGGCCGACCATGCCGGTGGCGCCGACAACAGCTATTTTGTAAGTTTTCAAATCTATCAATCCTTCCATTATACATTAAAACAAAAAGCCTCTTTTGTCAACAAGTGGCTAGTGATTAGTGGCTAGTGGCTAGTTTAGGCGCATTCTAACCACTAGTCACTAGTCACTAACCACTAATTATCGGTTGAATTTGCTTATTAGAAAGTGCCAGTTTAATTGTATCTACTATTTTATCATTATCAAATTTGAGCGAGTTGGGTTTGCCTTTGGGGTCGTCTTGGCCGAAGGGGATGAAATAGATATTTTTTTTGTTAAGTAAGTCGCCGATATTGCGGGCATTGGTGGATAGGCCATCGTTTCACGGAACTAGTTAAAACCAAATATTGAAAGTTATGAAATCCGGTTAGAAATGACCGGTTTTTTTTGATACTCCTCTAGTTATATTTTTGTTAATTTGCGGTGCGCCGCTGATAACGGAACTGCCTAACTAGAGGGGGCAGTTCCGTTATTTAGTGAAAGGATATATTCGATGGAAGAAAATTTGGGAAGGGCGAAGTGCCGGGCCTGTGGTGAAGATATTTTTTGGGTTAAGACGAAAAATGGAAAGCTTATGCCGATGAATTTTAATGAATTAAAGCAAACACATTTTGCGACTTGCCCGGAGGCCGACAAGTTTAGAAAAAGGAAATAGTTGGGGGAAATAAAAATAGGAGGAAAAAGCTATGGACGCGAGGCAAGAGTATCAAGAATTAAAGCGCAAGGAGGAAATTTACAAAGAGCTTGCGGAAATGGGAGAGCAAGGGCTTAGTGGGATGTTTAAGGATGTGGCGGCTGACTGCCCGAAGTGCCTAAACGAACTTAGGCTTCGGATTGTGAAGTGCCCTTTATGCAATTGGTGGCATGAGAAGGGCAAGGAATGCCTATTATGCGGCGGAGACGAGGGGACAAGCTTATGAAAAAAGAGATTAAGTGCAGGAATCCGAATTGTGCGAGCATGGAGTTTCAGAGTGTGCTAAATGACGAAATGACGCGAGTTATTGCGTGGAAGTGTTGCCAATGTAGCCTTCATCATCCGTTTTCGCATATTTCAATTGAGGTTCACGGACAAGGAGATTATTCCCCGGCGAATGAAAAGATTTATTGCAACGATTGCGGCAAGGATTTTGATATCAATACCGACGCAAAGTTTTGCGACCATTGCGGCGCAAGTTTGCTCAGAGAGGAGAAAAAGCATGTTAGCGAATAGTTATTTGATTTTGCAGGCTATGTGGCAAGTGGCTTTGAATTTTGGGATTGTGGGTTTTGCGATTGGATATGTGATTTATAAGGCATTTGACATTACTGTTTTGGAAAATAGGCGCACCAGGGCGCACTATGAAAAACGCAGGCGGGAGCGCAAGGAATTTGACAGGCAGAGAGAGAGAGATTTCAAGGCAGAGCTAAGGACTAAAAGAGCATTGATATAGGCATTTTTGAAATATGAAAAGCATTTGCTTTTTTGGGCTTGTAATATGTATTAACTTAACGGCCACGAAGGATAGGGTTGAGTGGTTGGTGGGGAAAGTTTGGGGAGTGTGAGGGGTGAAAACGAGCGGAGCGGCGTTTTCAAATCCCCTCGCGATAGGTTTTATCTTTTTATTTATGTTTGATTCTAAAAAAGGAGCAAAGAAATGGTTGTTCTCAAAAGGGAGTGTATGAAATGAGGATAGAAAAAATTTATTGTTATTGCTGTGGGCAGAGATTGGAGTGGAATAATGATTGATTTAGTATTAGATTGTTTTTTTGTATTGTTTTTTTCAGCTTGTTGTTTAGGAGTAGTTATTTTTGTTATTACAGGATTGATTTATTGGGTTTATTGGTTAAATAGAAGGATAAGGCGGTGGAGATAATGATTGATTATACACAAGACGATATTAAAAATGCTCGTGTGATAAATGTGCTTTCAACACCAAATGCCAACTTAAAAAAATCTAACGATATATCAAAATGGGCATTAGAAAAACAAATTACGGTTAAGCCGATAAATATAAATGGAACGCCAACTTGCCCTTGTGGTAATGAGGGATTATGGATTGCAATAGATAAAAATAATTGCAATTTTTGTCCTAGTTGCGGACAGCGCATTGATTGGAGTGAGGAATGAGCAAAGATAAATGGAAAAACGAGGAGTATTGCAAACAATGTATGGCAATTTTAGACACCCCAAGCGGAATGGAAATCAAACTTAATTACGAAAAACCACTAATTATTTATATGAATATATATGACGGACAGCCATTTTGGGCAATGAATATTCAAGAAATGTGTAGCAGGTGTCAAAAATGTGCGATTAACGATTTAATTAGGCATTTAGAGGAATATAAACCGAGTTGGGTAAAATTAGATTGGAGCGTGGAATAATGGGATTTACTAATAACAGGTATCAAGAGTGGGCATGCACTTGTGATATTTGTAATTGCACAGAAGTAGGACATAGTGGAGATATTACAGCAAATAACATAGCATCGTGGACGGCAGAACGATATAAAACAGCATTAAGGACTTATGGATGGAGTATAGGAAAATTCGTTAAATGTCCTGCTTGCAGAGGAGTGAGGAATGATGTATAAGCCATGCAAGAATTGTGGATGGCCAAAGAGAAGGTGCGAGTGCCGGGGGAAGATAAATTGCGATGAAGAGCTTTGGAATCTTAGGCGTGAGCTTTTGAGAACTGAGAATATTGTTGAGAAGTTGGAAGAAATTAAGAAATGCCTAATTCTTATAGCTGGTAGAGTTTAGGTAAAATGTAGAGGGGAGCTGCAAACGAAAGTGTGGTGAAACCTTTGCGCCGAGGGGCTGATTATAACCCGAGCAATATATTTGATTATGAATATGAGGGGGAGCAATTTGCGCGCAATGAGGCACTTTCGGGAAATATAAGTAATTACAGGGTGAAGGAGACGACTTGCGGGCAAATTCTTGAGGCTGATATATATCCAATGCCTGCGCATGGCATGCGCAAGGAATACAATAAGGAGCGGGAGCGGAAAAAGACCGGGGAGGCGCAGAGGAAAATCAATCAGCGCAATCGCCAACGGTTATTTTCACAGCTTTTGCATGCTAACTTCTATCATTTTAGCAATGTGTGGGCTACGCTGACTTATGATAATAGGCACTTGCCGCAGGATTATAAGCAAGCATACAGAGATTTTGAGAGTTATAAAAAGCGGATGGTGCGCCTAGCGGAGCGGGTGAATGAATATTTTTGGGAGCTTATGCAGATTGATTTTTTGCAAGTGCAACCGGCAAAGATAAGCTACATAACATTTTTACAAGCATTAAAAGAATATGAACAAGGAAAGCGAATTAAGGGGAATTTTAACACTATCGCTTTTTATTTGGCGCAAAATTTATCGGCGCCGATGGAGGCTATTAAATATTTGCTTGTGGTTGAACAATCAGAGAATGAGCGCTTTCATCATCATTTAGTGATTAACTTTCCTAACACGGAAATTGTGCAGGCTTTTTGGAAGTTTGGGCGCTCTAATAGTGCGAAGTTTGTTGTGCCGGACAAGCTTTATGGATTAGCGGGATATTTATCGAAGGACTATAAATACAAGAAGGAATATGAGAAATCTTTTACACATTCGAGGAATTTACATATGCCGCACAAATCAGCGAAGATGCGCGATAGGAAAGCTGGCAAGCGGACGGCCGGCAAGATAGCAAATGACAAGCAATATTGCTATGCGTGGTTTGCGCAGAATTATCCCGGCTATGAGCTTGTGGGGTTTCCTGAGGTGCGGACTAATGAATATTTCGGCGGTTATTGGATATATGCCCGGCTTAAAAGGATGGAATGATGGGATATAAGATATTGCGCTCGGTGAATATTCCAAAGAATAAGCAGGTGCTTATAAAGGCGACTTGCCTTGATTTTCGTGACCAACCTTATGATATTAAGCTAAAAATAATAAATTTGAGTGCTTCTTGCGGCGGGGAATATGGTTATTGGTTATTTAGAGTTATGACTAAGGGTGATTCTATTATTTCGGCTAGCATGAAATGCCCTTGTAGCGAAAAGACTTTGGAGCGGGCGCGAAAGAAATTTTATGAAAATTGGGATAAATGAAAAGTTGTCGTTAATGAGCCTAAAAATATGTTTTGCTTAAAACATAGAAGAGGTGAGTTGATATGGCACAATTATCGGATTTTTTGAGAGATGAGCCGAGCTTTTCGGGGCATTTACATAGTGAGCAGCCTGATAGGCCGCAGATGACGGCGAGCCAATTAAAAGCATTTTTTGATTATGTTGCTGTTTTTGGTGTTGCAATTGGGCAAGTGAACGGAGTTATTAATTACTTGATGTCGCCTGATTTTTCTGCCAATGAATTACAGATTATAAATCCTGATAGCGGAGCTTTGCAGAGCTTGCAAGATGGGATTGATTGGCTTAAAGCGCAAGATGATGAAATTAGGCAGGATGTGCAGAATTTAATTAGTAATCTTAATTTAGATTTTGTTACTGATATTACATTTAGCAGTAATCCAAATGCCGTGCAATACTCAATAAAATGGTTAAATCCAGTCACGAATGAGCCAAAAGGATTAGGTTCTGGATTACCTATTTCATCTACTTTGCAATCCGGGATATTAACTGCGGCAAAATTTCAAGAATTTCAAAATAAACTTGATAAATCAACTGTTAATGGTGATATTCTTTTTAACCCTGACAAAGTGTTTACTGTTTCAGGAGATAATTTAAGATACAATTTCCGATATAAAAATCCTGTAATTGATAGTGGATTTAATAATTTTTGGGAAAACATACCAAAGGCTAACGCTTTTGAACCGGGAATTTTAACTGCGGCAAAATTTAACGAGATACATACTCATCAGAATAAGGCGGTGCTTGATAAATTTGGCGAGAGCGGAGGACAGCCTACATATAACGGAAATCCTATTGGTGGGGGAGGCGGCACTTCAAATTTTGATGATTTGAGCAATCGGCCTAAATATAACGGTGTTCCTATGACCGGTGAAACTAATGTTATTAGCGGTGGTGGCGGCGGGGATGTTTATTTATCCGGAAACAATACTTTTACCGGTGATAACTCTTTTAGTAAAAAAGTTAAAATGAACGATAGTTTAGAAGTGCCGGCGGCTTTTGTTTCTAATTTTATCAATGTTAATAATGCTATTAATTTTGACGCCGCTGGTAAAAACAAGATTGAAAGAAATAATTCGACTAATAAATGGACGGCTCAAATTGACAATATATCGGCTAATGACGGAGTTTATGATAATAATCAGAGAGTTTATTCTCCTGTGAACCCTCCTCCAGGTGGAGGGAGCGGGAAATGTCTTAGAACTGCCACAATTATTGTTGGTAATGAAAATGAGGGTGATATAGCTGAAAACTGCGATATTTTATACAATGGCACAACTATAACACTAAAAGAGATTTTTGACTTTGTGCCGAACGGTTTTACCGGAGATATTATATTTCGCAGAGGCACTTATAACTTAACTCAAACAGGAGATAATCAAACAAAGATTATCAAGGGCAGGATATATGGCGAAGATTGTGTTTTTCAAATGTCTAATAACTGCAATTTACTATTTTCTAACAGTTCAGAAAAGGTTTTTATTGAAGGCATAAAATTTCAAAGCAATAATGTTCCTATTGTGAAAAGCAGCAATTCAAACTTGCATTTTTTTAACTGCAATTTTAGCAGTGTTAAGATTGAGCAAGTTTTGGGTGTTGTTGGCGGTAATTTAACTATTGATAATTGCAAACTAACTATTCTTCCGGATGTTAGATATATTAATCGATTTATTATGCTTAATTCTCATATTGTTTTGCACTTTTCTATGGCTCAATATCCGGCTGTTACAACCGGAGCGGGAATGGATATTTTGCGCACAACTATTGATGGATGTAAATTCTATATTACCGGAAATCAAAGCTCTACAAGTTATGATGTGTTATTTTATGGAAAGAATGGAATTGATATTTCGAACTGTGAATTTATAACAACCGGAAATGTGAATTATAGGGGATATACTTTAACAAATTTGAATGTTACCAATTGTTATATTGATGGTGGTAGCCAATGGGGCGCTAATAATGTATTTAACGCATTTTTATTTAGCACAGTTGCTGGAACACCTAATAACTTAATTGTTAAAATATTAAGATGTAAACATAATATTTCAATAACAATAGAAACTGCAAACGGAAACATTGGCACATATTATGGAGCGGGCACGAAAATCAGAGAATATGCAGTTATTGATTGTGATTTTAATTTTACATTTAATGTTACAAATATGAATAACGGAATACCATTTGTTTGGTTTTGGAATTATGATATAGCAAGATTTGAAGATAACAGGGTTATAATAAATGCACCGGGTATAAGAAATTCTGATATACCAACACGGCAATGGACTGTAATGGGCATGCAAGAACACGGGCAATTACGGCGTAATTCTATAATTCCGGGTGTTATAGACCCCTCGTGGAATAACTGCATATCTGCATTTGGTGGTTATAGAAAATATATTGAATCTAACTGGGTTGTTTATAAAGATGCTAATTCACATATTTATTTAGTCGAAGGCGCCTCATCTGCAAGAATGATACATCGTAACATTTGCAATAGGCGTTATTTAAGTGGGACAACTGACACTAATTTTCCTGATAGCGGTTCAACTGTTAGCGGAGTATTTGGTTTTAATACCGGAAATACATTCTAATTAACAAATGCGGAAGTTGCATTTCCCGATTCTTCCTCTTCTGTTAGCGGTGCTTTTGCTTTTAATAGGTAAGGAGTTTAATTATGGAAAAATTGAAAGAAATAAAAGTGGTTGATTTATTAAAAATAGGTGGTGTTGTTTTAGCCATAGTAGCTTCATTTTTAACATTACAATTTGAGGTTAATTCGATTAAAAATGATATGCGTGAGCTTAAGGAAATCAAAATAGAGAAAGAGTTAGGAATTATAAAAGCTGACCTTGATTATATCAAGAGCGACATTTCTATTCTAATAAAGGAGTTGACGAGACGATGAGTTGGATTCGAGCGGCAAGCATTAGGGCGCTAAAAACTGTGGCGCAGTCGGCTATTGCAATAATAGGACTTACGGCAGCTTGGCACGAGGTTGACTGGAAAATTGTTGTTTCAACTTCACTATTGGCCGGATTTTTATCTCTTTTGACGAGTGTGACAGGCCTCCCGGAAGTTGAAGGCTCAAAAAAAAGCTAAGACTAGGAGATTAAAATGAAAATTGCGATTGACGCGGGGCATGGGTTTAATACGCCTGGCAAACGCTCGCCTGATGGAACTATGCGAGAGTGGAGCTTCAATTCCGATGTGGCAACTAGAGTTTGTGAATTACTTAAAAAATATGGCATAAATACGCTGAGAACTGACGATATTATGGGAAAAAATGATATAGGACTTTCCGATAGGTCGCAAATGATAAGGGCTGAGAAATGCGATTTAAGCGTGAGCATACATGCTAACGCGGGCGGAGGGACAGGCATTGAGACTTTCGCATATAAGCCCGGGACGAATGCTGATAAATTGGCAAATCTTGTGCAGGCGCATTTAATTCGCAAGACAGGGATGAGAGATAGAGGAGTTAAATATTCGGGGTTTCATATGGTGGTTTATCCTCCATGCCCGGCGATACTTTGTGAGCTTGGATTTATGGATAACGCCAGTGATTTGGGTAAATTAAAAAGTGATGATTATAGGTTTTATTGCGCTACGGCTATAGTTGCCGGGATACTTGAATATTTAAGAATCGAAAACAAGGAGGACGAGATGACTAACGAGCAATTTGCAAAAATGATGGACCATTATCTTTATGAGCGAGGGCTTAAGCCGAGGTTATATAACGAGCATATAAAGCAAGGGATTACTGATGGAACAAGGCCGCAGAGCTGGGCTACGCGCGAGGAAGTTGCAATGATGATTAGTAGGATTTAGGGGCTTAGCAATGGGAAAGAAATTTGATATTACATATTGGCTTTCTGATGATGGGCTTGAGCGCATTAGAATTTATTCCTATGATGGAAACACAAAAGCGCAGATTGCGGCACTTATGGGGTGCGGACTTTCGACACTTAAAAAATATGAGAAAGATGATGTGAGTCTTGCTAAGGCTATAAATGCCGGGCGTGATGAGCTCTTAAAAGAGATTGAGATTTCGGCTTTTAAGCAGGCAAAGGGATATTACAAGACAATTATTGAATATGAAAGGGTTGAGGTTAGCGGGAATGATAAGGCCGGCAAAATCAAACCGCTGGAAACAGTTAAGCGCGTGGAGCGGGAGGTGTGGGTGCCTCCTGATTGGCGGGCTACTTCGTTCATAATGAGGAACTTGAAACCTGATTCGTGGGATAAATTGAAAAATGAGAGCGTGAAGGCGCAGGCCGCTTTGGCTGATTCGGCATTTAATATGTTTGCGATTCGAATGGAGGGGCAGGATTCCGATGACGACTTGGGAGGTTAAAAATGGTGTTAAGGAAATTATATTAACCGGCACGCCGCAAAAGGCGCAAATTCCATTTTTCAAATCTAGAAATAGGCATACATGTTATGGTGGGGCAAGGGGCGGCGGCAAATCGTGGGCTATGAGGCGAAAGCTTGTTATGTTGGCTTGCAGATATGCCGGATTAAAAATATTACTGCTTAGGCGGACTTATCCTGAAATAGCAACTAATCATATTAATCAGCTTATGAATGAGCTTATACCTTGCGGGATTGCAAAATATAACGATAGCAAAAAGACTTTTACATTTGCCAATGGTTCAACAATAAAGCTTGGATATTGCGCAAGTTACAAAGACAGCTTGCAATATCAGGGGCAGGAATACGATGTGCAAGGATTTGAAGAGGCGACCGGGTTTGAGGAAGAGTGGGTTAATTTTATTCAAACTGCGCTTAGAACAACAAGGAAGGACTTTACGCCGCGCGCATATTACACTTGCAACCCCGGCGGAGTTGGGCATTCGTGGGTTAAGAGGCTTTTTATAGATAGAAATTTCAATAAGAATGAAAACCCTGATGATTATGTTTTTTATCCTGCAAAGGTGGATGATAACGAATTTTTGAGGGATACCGAATATAAGCAAATGCTTATGAAATTGCCTGAGGATTTGAGAAGGGCGCATTTAGACGGCGACTGGGATGTTTATGCAGGGCAATATTTTAAGGAATTTAAGAGAGATTTGCACACTTGCCCGCCTTTTGAAATACCGAATAATTGGACGAAGTTTAGGGCTTTGGATTATGGGCAAGACATGACGGCGTGCTTATGGTTTGCTGTTAGCACTGAAAATAGAGTTTACATATACCGTGAGCTTTATGAGCCTAATTTGATACTTTCGCAGGCTGCATTAAGAATTAAAGAACTAACTCCAAAGGAAGAGAAAATTGCATATACGACTGCAAGCCCTGATTTATGGAACTCACGGCAAGAGACCGGGACTAGCGGAGTGGAGATTATGCGAAAGAGTGGACTATCGGGAATTATCAAGGCGAATAATTCAAGGGTTTCCGGTTGGAGAGTTATTAAAGAATATTTGCATTTTGATAAAGATAAAGATGGCGGTGAGCCTAAAATGCAAATATTTGAGAATTGCAAAAACTTAATTCGCACGCTTCCGCAACTACAATATGACCAAAGGCGAATCGAGGATGTTGCACGCGAGCCGCATGAGCTTTCTCATGCACCCGAAGCTTTAAGATATGGGTTGATGAGCAGGCCGAGGGCTGCAATACTGCCTAATAAGAAAAAAGAAATTTGGGATTTTGAAAAGCAGACTTATACAAATGACGGTTTATTTGGTTTTGGAGGAGCGGGAATATGAAGATTGCTATTTGGAAGAGTGAAAATGGCGAATTAGTTGAAAAATGGAGGTTTGAAATGGGCGGACATAATGCAAGAAGAATTGAATATGAGAACAGGCACTTTGAACGCGAAAGAATAAAAACATTGAAGCGCGATAAAAAGGAGCAAAAAAAAGCTGAGAAAAAGAAAACCATTGATGAGATAAATGCGGAAATATTATTTGAAAATATTAACAGTTATAACGGAAGCCAAGATGGGCAAAAAGAATACATTGATAATTAATTGAGGTGAATTTCATGGGAAAAAACAAAAAAGATGAGAGTGATTTGCAGATAACTGATACATATTCGAAATATCGGAAGGGGATTAGTTATCTGCAACAATTTAACTTTTTTAATGATACTGATAAATGCCATCGGTTTTTTGAGGGCGACCAATGGCGCGGAGTGAATGTTCCGAGCAATTCGGGGGTTAGCCTACCGGTGCTTAATATTATCAAGCCTATTTTGCTTTATAAAATAGGTGTTGTTGCGCAAAAGGGATTTGCAATTAATTATTCGGCTACTAATTATGATGACCCTAATTTGCAAATTAAGGCGACAAAGGTTTGCGATTTGCTTAATGCCGACGCACAAAGAAACTGGGAAAATCTTAATCTTGATACTGCTACATGGGAGATTGCTTTAGATAGCGGAATTACCGGAGAGAAATATGCATATTTCTTTCCAAAGATATCGAAACATACTGAGATTACACAGCCGGCTATTATTAGCCCGGTTATTAGCATTGATGATGAAGGAAACGAAATTATTGAATCTTATGATGAAATTCCGGCTATTGAAAGTGAATTTGAACGGCTTGACGGAATTGAAATGAAGCAGGTTGACGGAACTAATATTTTATTCGGTGATGAGAATAACCCTGAATTGCAAGAACAACCATACATACTGCTACCTTATCGTGACAGCGTTAGAAATGTTATTGCCGAGGCTGAGGATAACGGCATACCTAAGGAAGAATTAGACCTTATAATTGCAGATACCGATTATGATTATCAAGCCGGAGACCGAGCAAAAGATGAAGTTAATACAAGCGGAAATAATGGGAAATGCAATGTTATTGTGCATTTTAAGAAGATTGACAATGTTGTGCATTTTAAGAAGACGACTAAATTTGCAACTGTGCAAGATTGGACGAAGACCGGGATGAAGCTTTATCCGATTGCGGGGTTTTTATGGAATGGGTTAAAAGGTTCTGCTAGGGGACTAGGTGAAGTTTTATATAACATTCCAAATCAGATTGAGATAAATCGAACCAAAGCGCGAGAACTTATGCAGATTAAGACCAGCGGAAACATTTTAGCATATAACAAGCGGGCAATTCCTGACCCTTCGCCGCTTATGAATGGTAGCAATATTATCGGACTTGATGATGATGACGCCAGGGAAATAGCCTCGCTTATTGCTTATTTGAAACCGCCGCCTATGAATAGCGAGGTTCGAGAATCATCTGCAACACTTATGAACCAAACGAGAGAGCTTGCCGGGGCGGGAGATATTGCGCTTGGAGCTGTTAATCCTGAGAAGGCGAGTGGTGCGGCTATACTCGCTGTTCGGGATGCGGCGGCTGTTCCACTTAATGGGCAAGGGGCAAGATTTAGGAAGTTTATTGAAGATATTGCAAGGATTTTGATTGATATTAAGAACGGATATTCGCCTAATGGGATTGATGTTGTTATCGAAGAAGAAATTCAAAGCGGAGTTGATAACTTTGGAAATCCGATTATGGAGACAGTTGAAGTTATTGAAACTATTCCTGCAGAAATTATGGAAAAAATAAAGCTTTCTATTAAGGTTGATGTTTCGCCTGCTGACCCTTGGAGCAAATATGCTGAAGGGCAGAGGCTGGAAGGAATATTGAAAATGCTACTTGAACGAGGAAAATTTGATGAGATTGACTTTATTGAAAGCTTGCCTGATGACACAATTTTATCAAAACAAAACATATTAGAGCGACTTAGGAGCAAACAGCAACCGGCTCCTCCTCCTCTTCCTCCTAATATGCCACCGGGACAAGCTCCGCCCGGTGCTAATCCGCCGCAAATACCGCTTGAAGCAATAATGGCAATGGCAGGGCAGGGCGCAGGTGCGCCACCGATTATGTGAAAAAGCAAAATTAAATAATTGCGTAATTCGGAATTCGCAACCGAAAGAAAGAGGTATTTATATGGAAAAGCAAGATTTGACGCAAGCGGAATCGTCAACCGCGGAAATGATTTCTGATGAGCCGGAATTTACTGCTGATGAAGGCTTATCAGCCGAAACGGGCGAAGATAGCTTGGAATCGCCCACCGAGCAAAATAAAGGCGAAGAACCGGCAGAATCGCCGACTGCCGATGAAGAAGAGGAAACTCTAACAAGCAGCACAGGGAAGGAAGTTCCCGAAGCACGAGTTGATGAGATTATTCGCGCGCGAGTTAATGAGATTAACCGAAAGAATGCTATGGAAAAGGCGGCATTAGAGCGACAAGTTTCAATGGCTCATCAAGCCTTAGGGCTTAACCCCGGAGAAACAATAGAGGATAGGCTGATTGAAGCTGAGGCTTATAATCGAAATGTTTTGCCGGAAGTTATTAAGGCCGAGCGGGCGAGGCAAGAAATATATATCTCACAACAAGTGCAGAATCACCCTGTTGTTCTTGAGGCAGAGACACTTAGGGCGGAAAAGATAGCTAATGAGGACTTTCAAGCTATTAAGACTGCATTTCCTGATGTTGCGGCTTCTAACATGGACGAAGTTTTGAATGCTATCGGAGCTGACAAAGAAAGGTTTTTTGATTTAAGGTTCAAAGCTGGACTTTCTGCTGACATGGCATATCAGGTGATTCAAACACAAAAGGCACGGACTGAAAAGCCCATGCCTGCGAGCGCAGGAAAACTTAAACAGGTGGCAAATAATCCTGATAAATTACTTACGCCTGATGAGGTGAGGGCGCTACCCGACAGCGCTTATGATGACCCGATTGTTTTTCGGCAAGTGGAAAAATCAATGGCGAGTTGGTATAAAAAATAGCCTTTTCAATTAGATAAGTGTTTTTGCTTGTTAGTTTGGCGACTTGGAGCAAAAACAAGAACAAAAGATAGCGGCAACGGAGCGGGAGCTCTATCGCTTCTTGTATTTAAAAGAAAGAAATAGGTGATTATTATGCTTAGAATTAATTTTATACCGCAAATGTGGGCTAAAAAAATTCAAAGAGAGCTTGCACTCTCTGAAATAATTGCAAGAGACACTAACCGCGCTTTCGAAGGTGACGCGAAGATGGGAAATACTGTTAAGATTTTGACGGCTGAGACCGCCACTATCGGAACTTATACTCCCGGAACCGATATCACTATCGAAACTAAACCCGGGATAGTTGTGAGCCTTCCTATCAACCAATTCAAATACTTTGCATTTAATGTTGATGATGTTGAGAAAGCGCAGGCATTGCCTGAAATGCAATCAGCATATATTGAAACTGCAAAGAATGGACTTGTTAATGATTCGGAAGGGTTCTTGGCCGGGCTTGCAGCAGGAGTTTCCGACGCGGCTCAAATTGTTGCAGCTGATGTTACAACGCCTGATGAAGCTTTGGCGGCAGTTGATAGCGCATTGCAAAAACTTTATGACAATAAAGTTGCAATTAATGCTGATACTGTTATCGAGATTTCTCCTAAATATTACGGCTTACTTCGCCGAAAGATTGAAGAGCTATCAACCAATAACCCCGAATTTATCAAGACCGGTGAGATTGGGCGTTATGGTGGTGCTAAGGTTAAAATGACAGCTGCATTCGGCACCGAAGCGCAGACTGTTCATAATCTTTTTGTGCGGACGAAAAATTCTATTGCATATGTTTCTAAAGTTACTAATTTGGAAACTACTCGGATGGAAAAACAATTTGCTGATTTGGTTCGAGGATTGCATGTTTACGGCGGTGTTATATCACGGCCGAAAGAATTAGTTGTGGTTAAAGCTGATTTTGATCCTGCTTAATAGATTAACGGAGGCGAGCCCTGCCTCCGAAAGGGTGGAGGCTTTTATGCTTTTTACCTTCATCCTTTTGGAAGCAGGGAGTATCAGGGGACAGGAAAGGTGAGGTGGATATGACTAACTTAAAAGATTTTTATATTAAAGTGTGCAGGCTGATTGAGGAATGGACTAATGACAATCAAATTACCGATGACGAGGATATTCGCGCGAAATTACCGGTGCTTACCATGCAGGGGATAACAAAGATTTTGCAAGTGAAGCCTATTGTTAAATTTGCAATTCTTCCTGCTACTGAGGCAAGCGAGCAAATGAACTTTTCTCTTTTTGAATTGCCGGAAGATTTATATCAAATAAGGGTTGTTATGCCGAAACATATTGATTATAGGCTTGTTGGTGATGGAAATAACAACTATTTAAGATATGAAAATAGTGCTGATTTGCAGGATGTTTATATTGAATATGAGGCTTTTCATCCTACTATTTCAATTACTACTCCTATTGCGGCAGATGAAAACAAGAATTTTATTATTGAATTAACTGATGATTGCATACCTATACTTGAAAATTTTGTTGCTATGGGATTGACGATTGAGAGCTCGGAGCTTTACGGACATTTCTTTGAGCAATATCAGAGCGGAATGGCCAATTTGACGAATAGCAGGAGCAAAAAACTGGTTGAATTTATGAATTAGCCGGGGAGGTGAGCGAGACTTGAGCAAATTTTATTCGGATTGGTTTAATAAGAAGGAAAAAAAGACTAATGCAGAGGCTAATAAAATTGTCTCTGAAATTTTTAATACGAGTGAAGTTGCGAGGGCTAGCGCGCCGCGAGTGCGCCAACCGGTTATTGTTAGAGATGAGCGCGGAAAGCCTGCATTTAATAAGAATATTGATTATCAGGCGCAGATTAACCTTGCGAGAGAGCGAGACCCGAGCAATTATGCACGGCTTGCCGAGCTTGAGGCGGCTAGGAATGCGAAGATTAAGGCTGATAGGAAGGCATATACTGATTGGAGCGGGGAGCGGGCGAAGAAGACAACGGAATATAAGAAGCAGCTTAGGCAACAATTGAAGAATGATACTGAAATTTCTCGAATGCCTTATGCTACATATCCTATTGCTAATAAGTTATTATCTCCAAATACACTTGATAATACTAAAAATATAGCTCAAAAATCAGCGGCAACTTTATCAAGGGCAAGCCAGGGAATTGAGGATTTTGGGTGGAAAACTATATATGGAGCGGGTTCATATATAAATCAAAAAAGGTTAGATGAATTAGATAATCCTCGAAAAAATTGGAAATATAAATATGCAATGGATAAAAACCCCGAGTATATTAAGGGGATAAGTGATAAATATGAAGAAATTATACGAGGCATAGCTGATAGAATAGCTGATATTGATGACATCCGAAATTATAATTATGATACAGGAAGCAAGTTTTTAAATGATACGGCTGATTTTGCAGGCAATATTTTACCTATAATGGCACTATCGGCTGTTACCGGCGGAACGGCGGCGGCTCCTTTTGTTTCGCCTGCGGCCGGGGCTTCATCTGCTTACGGGCAGGCTTCAGCTAACATATTAAATAAAGGCGGAAATTTTGAAGAGGCTAACAAAGAAGGGATGATTTCGACTATACCTTATGCGCTATTTCCTATTGCAAATAAAGCTTTATCGCCTATTACAAGCAAGGTTGCTTCGGCAACTGCCGGAAGGATAGGAAATGATTTATTGCGAACTACTGCAACACACGGGTTGAAAAGCGGACTTAGCGGAACGGCTGTGGGAGCTACAAGCGGAGCTATAAAAGGAATAGCTCGAGGAGACAGTGCCGCTGATATAGCTAGCGGAGCGGGGAGCGAGGCACTTTCTATGGGTGGATTTGGTTTAGCTATGGGACTTGGAAGCGGGCTTTCGCAAGGATTAAAAGGCGAGGTTGTGCCGCAGACGCAGAGAGCACCGACGCTGAGGAGCGAGCTGAGAAAGAGTGAATATTTTGGCAATGAAAAGAATTTAGAGGAGATTAAGAAGGCATATAGGCAATATGCAAAAGCACATCACCCTGACCAATTTTATAAAGATGGGCAAGCAAGAGTTGACGCAGAAACTAAAATAATGGGGCAAATAAACAAAGAATATGCTGACCTTGAGAAACTATTTGCAAAGGGTGATAAAGCGGGGATTATGGAGCGGATGCGGAGCTGGGCGAGCTCACTTCGCGCGCGGCCGCAGACAACGGATGTGAAGAATGCGCTTGCTTTGCTCGAGGATAATTCTGTGAGGATTAATAGTTCGGCGGGAATTGCCCCGGCGGCACCGGTAGCTCAAGCACAGGGAGCGGGAGTTGCTCCGGCACAGCCTGCGGGGAGTGTAGTGGCGTCAGTTTCCGTGCAAAATATTCAGCAAGCAAAGAATAATTTTATTAGACAAGTTGAAAATTTTTCAAAAGGAAATTTAAAAAGTAGCGAGATTATAAGTTATGGAATGACTCCTGCAGTATATAAGGAAGCTATTAATGCACCATCACTTCCTATGCTATTGACACAAAAAACATTAGACAAAGCTTTCAATAAACATGATTTTTCAATAGATGAAATTATTAATACTTTTGACCAAGTGCAAAATCCAAACATTATATTGAAATCAGCGAGTCATAAAGGAGATTTTGTTATTCTTACTGATATGATTAACAAGCGAGGACAAGAGGTTATTATTCCTTTAAGCTTATACAAAGAAGGTAATCAATTTAAAGCTAACGCTTTGAAAAGCATATATGGGCGAAGTAATTTTGCTAACTGGATTAAATCACAAGAGGTGGCTTGGGCAAATGAAAACGGCTTGGAAATGCTAAACTCCTTCGGGCTACAATTGCCCACGCAGATAGCAAATACACAAACCGCTCAAGGAGCAGCTAACGAATTAACTACTTCCTATAATAATAGTATAGCCGAAAACGCAAAAAATGTCAACAATTTGGAAAATATTTCGCCGCTTACGCAAACTCAGGAGGCCTCTGTTGGAAAATATAAAACGCAGATTAATAAATATTTCCGTGAAAATGGCATTAATAATGTTAATAATGAGGAAATTACGCGACTTGCGACTGAACTTGCGCGGGGGAGGGCTCCTGAGGGGATTGATGGTTTTCTTAATAGCATTTATAACAAACCGATTGCAGATGATTTTAACAAGCGGATTATTGAGGCAAAAAGGCAATTAAAGGGCTCACAGATTACACTTAGCGATACGGAAAAGAACGAGCTTAGATATCTACTGGGAAGCAAATGGTATCCTCAACTTTCTAAATATGTGAAGATTACTCCGAGCGGAGCGGGTGGAGTGGATATGCTATGGCAACAATTATCGGAGCAATATCCTGATTTATTTCCGGCTGAGATACTTGCGCCCGGTGACCAATTGGCGCACATTATTGAATTTGGCAAAACGCCAATAACTCGGCAGACATTGGGCGAGGGGCTGGGGACGAGCGAGCAGAACAGGATAAATGAGCAATTTGATAGCATGGCACGGAGAATGCAGGGCGAGGCTATTCGGCAGAACAATATGGAGGAGGCTACCGAGAAATATAAGCGGACGGACAAGGCTTTTAATCCTATTACTAACAAGAAGAGTGATTTTGCCAATGAGATGGAAAAGAAAATTGCGGTGACCGAATCTCGCAGGGAGGTTGCATATAATAAATTTCATGACGCAGTTGCTCCATATATTAAACTTAATGCTGACCCGGGGCAAGTGCGGAGGCTGACGCAGAGCATTGCGAGGGATATTTATTATAAGCGCGAGGCTTATGAGCCTAATGTTAAAACACTTATGGGGCTGATGACTGAGGCCAAGGACGGAGTTTATAGCTTTCGCGGATTAATTGAAGATATGAAACACTCTATGCTCCATCCGGCAGAAGTTACGGAAAGCTGGGAGTTTCCTGATTTTGCGACTTCTTTTGCTGATATGAAAGATTTAAGAGGCAAGAAAATAGGGCTTGCAGACGGAGCGACATTAACGCCTGAAATGATGATTGATAAGCTTGCGCCAAAAGGCTCTGATATGCATAAAAATCTTACGCAAGATATTGTTTATGGTGAGGAAACAGCGAAAAGGATTGCAAATCAAGTTGAAAGATGGGGAATTGGCGAGCTGAGCCGCATACAAAAAGAAACAGGATTTAAGCCATATAGCAAAGAGGACGCGGCGGCTAATTACTTGCGCGAGGGCAAGAAACAAGTGCGCGGCAAAGACGGTTGGATGGAATATGCCGCTTATACGATGGATGATGTTAAACAAGCATTTCCAAATCAGCCTGAGAAGTGGGATATGATACAAAAGGCTTCTGATGAGGTTGGCAGGGTTTATGATGGAATGTTTGCGCTTTATGATGAAACGCTTAGAAAAGTTTATCAGCCTGCTATTGACGCAGTTAAGGCACAAATATCAGATAAAGAAAATATAATTTCTGCTATTGAAAATCATGCCCGCCGAATGAAAGGGATGAATGAATCTGAAACAAAGCAAGTTAACGCTCTAAATAAAGAAATTGAAAAGCTCGGATATGAGAAACTAAATTTGCAAGATTCGATGAGACAATATGAATTGCAATTCCGCAAGAATTACACTCACCACGGACGCAAGCGTAGCGGGTTTTTGCCGGGGCTTTGGAGAACTATTACGCAGGATATAAATATTAATCCTCAAATTGTTGGAAAGACAGGGCAGACGGAAGGATATAAGAACTTTTTGGGAATGATGTTGCCGCAGGGCAAGGGTGCATATACGCCGGGACTTATTGGGAATGCTACAAAATACATTGAGCAAGTTGCGCCGGTGATTGGATATACTCAGCATGTTAAAACTATGAGACGATGGAATGATGAGCTTCGTGATGTTACCGGGCATGATAAGAATGCAAATGCTGTTGTGAGCTATATGCATAAGCATATTAATCAGATTATTAATAAAACGAATGCTATTGATAGGGAAGTTCAGCGCGAGAATAGCCGAAAGTGGTTTCAAGCACTTAATCAAGCAAATAATAGAGTGCGCGAGAATGCGATTCTTTGGAATGCTTCGGCAGGGGTTGCCAACTTCTTTAACTTACAGCGGACGGCGAGATATATTCAAGCGCCTGATGAATGGACGGCAGGGGTTAAAGGTGCGCTTGAGGCACTTAATCCTAACTCAAAGGCACATGAAAAACTTGCTGACAGCACATTTTGGATGAGTAAATTTGAAGATACCCCGCTTAATTTGCAACCTGAGAAGCTTTCGAAATATTGGCGCAAGGGCGGGATTGAGTTTATGCGCATTGGTGACCGAATTACTTCTGCGGTTACATGGTTTGCGGCTAGGGAGCAAGGGATTAAGAAAGGGCTTTCGGGGGATGAGCTTTCGAGATATGCTGACACTATTGCGCGCAGAGCCGCGCCTGGATTTACTACAAATGAAATGCCGCGGGTATATAATAGTAAATTGGCAAAAGTTTTTGCGCCGTTTCAGCACCAGGTTGGAGCAGACAAAAGAGAATATGCGGGAGCTATTCGTGATTTATTTAACGGAAAGCCTGCCGGGTTTATAGGAATGACAGTTACACTATTTATTATGAATGGAATTATTAGGAAGTTTATTGAACGGCAGATTGGGCCTGACCCTATTGGAAATGCGATTCTCGGATTTAATGAGAACCCTGATGATAGTGTGGCAATGAGGGGACTTAATGCAGCAAAGGCGGCGGCGGTTGATTATGCTGTGACCGAGCCATTTGCTAACTTGGCATTTAAGCTGATACCTGAGAACTTTAGGAATAAATACATAGGCGACCGAGACCCTGATAGATTTGGCGGGGCAAGCATGGTGACGGACGCACTGCTTAATCCACTTGCTGATTTGACTGACGCGGCGGTGCCAGAAGATGGGGTTGACAAAAGAGGGAAAGCGGCAGACGCTGTGCAAGATTTATTGCTTAGCTTTGGGTTGCCCGGCGGTGGGGTTGCTGTTAATAGAGCGGTTAGCGGAATGCAGAATTTTGGTTGGTTGCCGAGATATTCACCAGCAACTTTTGATGAGGAAGGTAATATTAATAGTGAGGGCGGATGGAGACGCAATGAATTTCCTGCCAGTTATGATAAAAAAGGAAAATTAAGATTTCCAATGAATGATAGCATTGGGACATTTTCAAAGAATGCGCTATTTGGGACTTTTGCAACTAGGGATGGAAGGGATTATTTAGAAAGTAATAAAATAGCAAAAGGTGAAAATAAAACAGCACAAATTGAAGAGCTTTATCGCATGGGGGCGAACCCTAAATATGCGATTGAGATTATTGACGCGGCGAGTGCGCTAAAGCCGGAACGGGATTCGGAGGGGAATGTTACTGAGAGCGGAGTGCAAAAGATTAGGGATTTTGTGCTTGAAACAAAGCTCACGCCTGAGCAGAGGGATTATATGTTTAGTGAAGTGTTTGGTAAAAAAGAGGATATAAATGCTTATGCTAGGCTTGCTGATATAAATCGCGACGCGGCGATTGAATTTGGGAAATACTACGGCAAACTTAGAAATTATGAAAACATGAATTATAAAGAGCAAGAGAGCTTTGATAAGAATTATGGGAAATATGTTGCGGTGGAGGCTTTGGGCGTTGATATGGTGGATTACTTGCCAAAACTTTATGATATTAAAGAGATTAAGGGAGTTAAAGACAGCAAAGGAAAGACGATTAGCGGCTCATATAAGGCGGCTGTTGAGAAAGCTATAAAAGAGCTTGATATTCCTCAGATACAAAAGGACTTGCTATTTATTACCGGGTATAGCAGTTTTGACGCCGGCACTTCGACAAATGTGGCGATTACTTCGCGGGTGCTTGATTATATTAATGGGCTTGATATTGATGATGTTGAGAAAAATGCATATAAGGAACTTTTAAAATTGCCGACAAACTGGACTGCAACGAGCGGCGGAAGCGGGACGAGTTCGAAGGCTAAAAAACCGAAGGCGCCGAAGAAACCTAAAAATACTAAAAGACTTAAATTTTAATTTTATAGCGAAGGATATCGCCACTAAAAAAGACACTGGATTGCTTCGGGCGCAAGCGCCCTCGCAATGACGGGAGGGAAAGATTATGGCATTTATACCGAGTAGGCGGCCAAAACTTGGCAAGCCGAATATTGTTAATCAAAAATTCCAAAACATTCGCGGGGTTGATTTTAGGAGCATTACATGCAAAAATAATCGCTCGCCTGATATGCAGAATATGTATCGCGATTGGTTTTCGGACGGCGATTGCATTCAGATGTTTCCCGGGTTTCGGGCGATTGCTGATTTTAATTTTACTGACAGCGCGCCGTCGGGGAATAATGTGGTTCGAGGCATACATTTTTTTGAGTATAAAGACAATTATAACAAAAAAATTAAAAAAGTTTATATTCATCATGGAAGAAAGTTTTTTGAATGGACTAACTTTGATGAATGCAATAAACCCGAAAACTGGGAAACTCCGATTGCTCCTAATTTCTTAGAGATTTATTCTAATATGGATTATGAAAACAATAGTAAAAGTGTTGTTTTTAACAATAAGCTATATATGGTTGACGGTGCTTATTTTTATGTTTGCGATGGAACAAGTTTTGGACTTGTGCAACAAAGCTCTGATGTTTATATACCTACTACATATATAAATAGAACTTCTCTCGGTGGAGGTTCAAGATATGAACAGCGGAATATGTTGACAAGCAAATTTAAGAATTTAGCGCGCGGAGATGGAAATAGTAAAACTTTTCATCTATCGGAAAAAAATCTTGATTTTGTTGAGGATGTTTTTATAAATGGAGTTTTAACCACTGCTTATACTGTTAATTTAGTTGACGGGACTGTTACTTTTACTAATGCGCCGCCCGGGCCTGCTATGCCCGGGGTTGATAATATTGAATTTATTGCGGCGAGGTGGATGCAAGACCAATATGAAAAAATTGGGTGGAATAGGGAAATTATAATATTTGATAATAGGATTTTTCTGACCGGACATCCGGGAGAGCACAATAAAATAAGGTGGAGTGATGAAAATAGCCCCGGTTATTTTGGAGAGCTTAATAGCGTTACTGACGGAAACAGCGCAAGCCCGATTATGAACTTAATAAAAGTTGGAAATAATACACTATGTGCAATTAAGGCAGACACTGAGCAAGACGGAATGATTTATTATCATTCGCCGCTTGATATGAATGATACTTTTTTAAATATTCAATATCCGGGCAAAGTTGGAATTGCGGGAGTTGGTTCGAGCTCGCGATACGCTGCAAACTCACTTAATGATGACACTATATTTTACACAAAAGATGGAGTTAAGGCGATTGGAAAAACTGATGTTAGCATGGAGAGAAGCATTCAACATCGTAGCAGTTTTGTTGATAGAAAGATGAAGAATGAGCCTGACAAGCATAAGGCGAAGGCGTGCATTTGGCGCGGATATTACTGCCTGCTATTTCCGAGCGGGAATTTATATTTAGCAGATAGCAGAATGCGGAGCGAGGTTCAAGACAGCCAATCTATTGAGTATGAATGGTTTTATATTACTAATATTGGATATTACACCGGGCAAGAGAAAGAAAATATTGTTACTGATTTAGGCAAGATATTAGAGCAGGCGGTTCTTAACGGTGATGTTATTGTAATAGATTTGCAGGCTTCGCATAGACCGGTTTATGCTTATGTTTGGCCGGAGGTGGCTGAGAGATATTATAGAGGCGAGATAAGCGATAGTGAAATTCAAAGTTATCAGGTTGGGTTACATATTGAAATGCGCGGGGGTGAATTTAGCGCGGCGGATTGCATTTTCTCGTATGATGATAATTTATATTTTGCTACAAGGGATAATAATAACGGACATATTTTGATTTGTAAGATTAACGCAGATATTGTGAAAAATCCTGACAATGGAGAGCTTAGAGTTTATGCTTTTAACAACTGCGGGCGAAAGATTGACGCTTATTATTGCACGCCGTTTTATGATTATGGTGCTTTTAATGTGCTAAAACGATTTGAGAAGAAGGGGAATGTGCTTTGGACTAAATCATTTCGGAGCGGGTGGGTTAGATTATCGGTGCGGACAAATCGCTCATTTTGGAATCAGCACAAGCAACAAAATACCGGATATTTTGATTATTCGGATTTTGATTATGCTGATATGACATATAATACTTTTGACCAGGTGAGCATTGTTTTTCGCAAATTAAAAGAGAGAAAATGGCAATTGGCGCAATTGAAAATAGAAAATTCAAGGATTAACTCGGCATTTGGTATTTATGAGCTTAATATTAGGGTGAGAATGCTGAGTATGGTTAAAAAATGAAAAAAGTTGTCGTTAATGAGCCTAAAAATAATATTTAATAAATTAAAAGAGGTGGTATAAATGGCTGATAAATTTACGAGCGCACAGCTTGGGCTTTCGGGTGATGTGGCCGGGGCTTATGATTGGGGCGGTTATCAGGGAGTTGTTGATTATTACAACAAGGCCGGTGATACTAATAATGCGAATATTTGGACGCAATTGCGGACTGACCATCTTAATCCCGGCAATACTATTTCGCAAATGCAGGGAAATTCGAATGCGTGGGGCGGAGCTGATTCAAACACGCAGGCGGCGCTTACGGCTACAAATCAGACGCTTGGAAATAGCATAGGCGCTACATATGATAATGGGAATTGGTATAATTCGAGCGGCGGGGCTTTATATGGAACGCCTTCTACTAATAATGAGGCATGGAAGGTGGACGCGAGTGTGGCTGACCCTTATGGGATTAGAGCACAATATTCTCAATTTGGCGGTGATGTAGGGCGAGCTATTGAATATTATTTATCTATTGGAGATTTAACGGCTGCACAAAAGGCTATGGCGGATAGAGAGCAATTAGGGGCATATTCAAGCGTGGATAGTGGAGCATTGCAAAATAATTTTAATCAAACTTATGCTAATAAGATAGCGCAACAACAGCAACAAAATACTTTGGATAACATTTTATCAGACCAAAGGCGGATTGAGGCGGAGCAGAGGGCGGCGCAGGAGGCAGCGATTAGAGCGGCGGTTAATAATGCTGTGACGCAGATTGAAGCGCAGAGGGGAAATGTGACTTCTTCGGCAGAACAAGCGGGGAGTGCGGCATATCTTGAATATATGAAGGCATTGAAAAGGAATGAACAGCAAGGCGGAAGATTGGGATTGAGCGGTGTTAGTGATTTTTTTCAAGCTGATGCACTTAATAGTTTTCAAGGAGCGCAGGCGCAGATTGCGGGCAACCGGGACAAGCTGATGAATGATATTGAACTTGCTATAACGCAGGCAAGGCAATCGGGTGATATTCAACTTGCGAATGCTATTGCTGAGGCGGCGGCGCGCGAGATGGCTAATGCTAAATGGGGATATACGGCGCAAAATGATTTATTTAATGCAAATAGGGTTGATGATAGATATTATGCTGATGCCATTCAGGCTTCTCGGAATTTGGGTTATGATAGGTTGGTTTATGCTGATGAGCGGGATTATAATAGAGGGCTACAGGCTTCGCAACTTCAAAATTCAGCAGCAGAGGCGAGCCGCAATAGCATATCATCTATTGTAGCTGTGTTGATGGAGCAGGGGATGAGTTATTCGGCGGCTTTGGCGGAGGCTTATAGGACGGCGAATGAGATGAATGCTAGATATCCTTATGCGAGCTGACAAGGAATACTAAAAAAGAGGGCTGGGTTAGCTCTCTTTTTTAGTAAGTGCATTTTTGACATGGAGTATATCCCTGAGACTTTGCTTTTTCTAAAGTTGTTTCTCGTGAATTTGCACCGCTACAAGTTGAAAAAAAATGGTATCTTTTGCCTGATGGATATGTATAAACTATGCGAGAGGCTTCATTTGCTATTTTAGTAGGAATACTTGTTGAAGTTAATTGTGTTGTGGTTTTAGGTGCAATTTCTGTTGGTTTTGGAGCTGGATTTGGTAAAAGCATATTTCCAATTTCTTTATATAATTCGTTAATTTTTTCTAAAAAGTCTTTCTCGCCTAATTCCGTTCCTTCGAATAGCTCTTCTATATTTTCTTTTGGTATTATATAACTATTCTTTTGTTCTATAGCTCCAAATAATAAATCTTCAATTGCATCTTCAGCAGATTGATATTCATCAAAATACCAATCTTTAAAATCTTCTATTTCTTGCAATACATTCATTGAACGAATTTCAAAATCTCTTTTAATATCATCAATTTCATATTGAGAATATTTATTTTCTCCACATCCTATTAAAGAGAATGCCAATATTAGTGAAAGTGATATTAGTATTACTTTTTTCATTTGAACCTCTTTTCTTAATTTTTGTATTTAATAACTTGCTAAATTAACCTATTTATGTTATAATTATAGACTGATGGTTAGATAAGTCAAATTTTAGAAAAAGGAGGTTAAAACTATTATTTAAGGGGGAGACAGCTATTGAATAACTATTAAGGAGCTCCCTCTCATATTATTAGATGGGAGGTGAGCGCTATGAAAAGTTATGCTTATTATGAGGTTATTAATACGGTGCGGACAATGGAAAAGAGTGAGCTTGAGAAGCTTGTAAATCAAAAAATCAGTAAGGTTATGCAACGCGAGAGCAATGCAAATTTTTATTTAGGGGGAGAAAATTATGAACAAAGTGGCAATTTATTGTAGGCTTTCGGATGAGGATAGGAACAAAAAGAATGCCGGGGATGAGAGCGAGAGCATACAAAATCAGAAGTCTATGCTTGTTAGTTATGCTATGGCGCAGGCTTGGGATATTTATGGGATTTACTGCGATGATGATTATTCCGGGGCGGATAGGAACCGGCCGGAGTGGTGCAAGATGATTGAGGAGGCGGAGCAGCAGAAGTTTAGCATTATACTTTGCAAGACGCAGAGCCGGTTTAGCCGGGATATGGAGATGGTGGAGCGATACATACATGGGAAGTTTAATGAGTGGGGGATTAGGTTTATCAGCCTTGTTGACAATGCTGACACGGACATTATTGGGAATAAAAAGGCGAGGCAGATTAACGGGCTGATTAATGAATGGTATTTGGAGGATTTATCGGATAATATTAGGCGGACGCTTGACCATAAAAAGAGAAATGGGGAGTTTTGTTGTGGGTTTGCGCCATATGGGTATATGAAAGATCCTAATAACAAAGGCAAACTTATTATTGATAAAGAGGCGGCGGCAGTTGTTAAAGCAATTTTTAATATGTATGTTGATGGAATGGGAGTTCATTTAATTGCTCAAGAACTTAATCGTATGAAAATACTTAGTCCTTCCGCATATAAGAAATCAAAAGGTATAAAACTAGGTTATATAAATAATACATCATCAATATTTTGGTCAAAAGAATCTGTTACTGTTATTATTAATAGAGAGACTTATATTGGAACGCTTGTGCAAGGCAAATCTTCAACTATTAGCTATAAAAATAGAAAAAAAATAAAAAACAAAATGGAAGACTGGATAAGAGTTCCTAATACGCATGAGCCTATTATTTCGTTGGAACTTTGGGAAAGAGCTCAGGATATTAGAAAGAAAAGAACAAGACCGGCCAAAAGGGATGGATTAAAACATATTTTTTTTAGTAAACTGCTATGCTCGTGTTGTGGTGAAGTTTTACATAAATCTCTTTATAAGACTAAAAATGAAATGAAACCATATTTTAGATGTTCTGCTCATTATCGTTCAGTTGAACTATGTAATAATGTTAAAACTCTCAATGGAGATGAGCTAAATAGAATTGTCTTAAAAGAAATTAATTCACTTCTTGAAAAACACTATAATTCTGATTTGATTAGCTTTGAATTAGCTAATGAGGAGGCCGAGGAAAAACAAATAAAATTTATTCAACACCAAAAAAGAGATTTGATAAAAGAGTTGGAGCAAAAAGAAAAAGCGGTTGAATCATCATATTGTGATAAGGTTGTCGGAATTATTACACAGGAACAGTTTATTTCTTTTAATAAGAGTTTCGAGAATGATATTATTTCATTTAAGGCGGCTATTGATAGGCTCGATAAAGAAATTAAAAAGTTAGAACATAAGAATGATAAGAAAGCAGAGCGGGCACAAGTATTAAATAAATATAAGCAAATTAAGGTTTTAACTCGAGAAATTATTGATGAGTTTATTGAATGTATTAGAGTTGGAATTTATGACACTTCAAAAAACTCTCGACAAATTGAGATAGTTTGGCAGTTTTAGGCTGTAACATTTTTGTAACATAATTGTTACACAATTTTAAGGTTCAAAAGGTTGACAAGATTTTCCAATTAGGACTATAATAGGTATATCTTAAAAGTCTATGCAACATTTCTAATTGGATTTTTTGTCTAACTTATTTCAATCTTTGTGTTTAATAAGTTCCATCATTGGTACTTATCCCGATTACCACCGGGCGATTATTGCGCAGGTGCGCTTTTGCCGCCATTAGCACGCATGAATCGGTGATGCCGCAATTGAGGCGAGCTATGCTCGAGCCGGTGCAGGGAGCGATAACAAGCAAATCGAACATCTTTTTTGGGCCGATTGGCTCGGCGTGGTTCATATCGCGGATGACATTATTTCCTGTGACTTTTTCCAAATTGGCGGCGATTACATGTGCCGGGCCGACGCGTGTGTCGGTGCGCGCCACTTTTTCCGAGATTATCGGGATGATATTTGCGCCCTCGGCCATAACTCGCTCTATATCATTATATATTTCGGGGATGGTACAAAATGAACCTGTGATTGCCCAACCTATTGTTTTTCCTCTAAACATTTTGCGCCCCTTCCTCCTCTATGATTTTATCTAT